TCAAACGGCTATGACAGTCCAGTCTTTCCCCCTGTCATCATGGTATTTAGCCGTCTGCTGAGGTGATTTGTGGCCGAGTAATTTTTGCGTATCAACCCCCTGAGCCTCATACAATCTTTCTGAAAGCGAACGTTGTTCATGAAATGTAGGTGCAGTTCCCTTTTCCCATTCGATGCCGCATTTATTACGGGCTTTTTTAAAAGATGTCGTAAGGCTACTCGATGAAACACTGTCTCCTCTGGTTGCCTGAGAAGTCGAGTGGCGAAAGTGAACAAGGTATTTGCTTATCACTGCATCCCGGCATTTTGAAACCACATCACGAAGCGTCAACCCTAATGCATCGCATTTAAGATCAAGAGGGATGGCTAACCTTGAACCAGTCTTTTCCTGTTCGATATGCAGCATGTCGTCCCAAATATCAGAAAACTTCATTCTACAGATATCACCGAGTCGTTGTCCGGTTACCAGCGCTAGTAACATCCCACACTGTAGATAGGGCTGCATAGTTTCAGCCGCTTCATAAATTGACTTCCATTCTTCTAATGACAGTCGCTGTCTTGTAACTTTATGTCGAGGTTGCTTTGTTGCCATCGCCGGATTATATCCGGGAGGGACATATCCGGCATGCTGAGCTTCTTTAAACACGTCAACCAATACAATTCGCACGACCTGCGCCATGCGACTAAAACCATCATTCTTAATTGCATCAGTGATTTCAGCTATATCAATGGTCTCGATATCTTTCAGATATCGCATGCCACAATGTTCTCTGAACAGTCGAAGCGGTTTATTTTTCTGACGAAAAGAGTTTGGTCGTAATTCGTTATTCCTGAGGCGTTCTTCTTGAATTACAATATATTTATCAATCCATTCTGTAACAGTTATATCTGTTCTTTTCCCTTTCATCCTGGACAGGCGTTCATTAACGCTAAGAATCTGACGAGTTCTTTGTTCTGCAATAATGGCGTTAGCCTCGTTAGCTACCTGTTTTGCTTCTGCCTCATCTGTTCCAAGACTATGAAAGCGCCCAGTAGTCGGGTGTTTGTACTGCCAGTAAACTTTTCCTGTTCTCTTATCCAGCTTGCAATAGAGATTTGGAATGGAAATTTTGTATGAGCGTGGTCTAGCAGCCATCAGCAATGATCCGTTTTAATCTGGGGTTAGAATTTGTAGGAACAACAGGTTCGGCTATCACTCCAACGTAACGTGCATCACGGTCCACCATCCAGTTGCGCCCGACCTTAACGGCAGGCGGGACCATCATTCGGCCCTTAGCATATTTTTTCAATACACGTTCACTTGGCGCTTGTTCACCAAACTCTTCCTGTGCCCAGTCGATTAATGAAATCATGCGGGACATATCATCCTCCACTTAACCGGCTGCACCCGGCTATCTCTTATAGTAAATGCATGATGAGCAACCACCACGAAGCCCATCATTACAGGTACGACATCTTTTTGTTTCGGTGTAATAAAGCTGGTGGACCATTTCCTTTGGCATGAGAACCGGCATTGGCACTCGGATAACTAGCTTCTTGAGCCTGTCGAGTTCCCCGGCCAGTTCCAGCAGGCGGGAACGGCAATCCTCTGCCTCATCACGCCACCAGGCCACGTCCGCTTTAAGGCGGCGCACGCGCCGCTGTTTGAGCTTGCTCACCATGACAGCCACCCCATTTGCTGAAGTGCGCCGATGACCAGCATCACAAACATTACTGCGTCGAATGGGTTAGGCATCTCGCCTCTCCTTCGGCGGAGCATCTAACATGACACGTTCCATGCGGCGCCCACATGCCAGGCGAATTTTGCGAGCAATTTTCTCGACTGCAAGAGCGGGCCTGCCTACTAATTTGCAAAAAATAAGATTAGGCAGCACCACGGTGATTACGTAGCGATTGAATGTCACCACTTCCCCTCCTGTTGCGGTGCTGCTGGCAGTGGCATCCAGTGGGTTACCTCTTCAACTCCCTCTCCTGGCTTAACTGTTACGTCACCTCTTCGAAACGTACTACCTGTATAGCGAGCTGAACAGATTAAAGGTTCAATCAGCGGGCTATCAAAGTTCACAGATATAAGCACATTCTGGCCTTTATCTGGCATCCGCTCACTGCAAGCTACCCAACCATCCGGAATCACCGGAGAGTTGCCAGTCTTCATATATCCGCTGTGCGCGTCAGCGTCATAATCCAATATGCTTGGTCGCTCACTTTTCTCACCAATGAGGTAACGGACGCGATCGGCGGCATAGAGTACGCGGCCTGGGTATTCAGAACGGTCAATGGTGAACCCATTCATGCAGCGGCCTTCGCCTTTGCGATGCAGAATTGCTGTCCAGTTAGCCTTACCATTGCTCTCAGGCATTGCACCGTACCAGACTGTTAACTCAGGCTTGCCATCGGCACCCTGAAGCATGGCGGCGCACATTGCGTCATATTCAGAAATTGGCTGCAACCTGTATCCATCCGGCACAGATACCGGCGCTGGCGGTGCTGCATAAAGCGCCTGACAACTCCAACCGGACCAGTGGGCACCTTCAGCCCTCTCATCATCTTCCGGCCTAATGAGAGAAACTTCACTCGGGTGTTTTCTGTGTGACCACAGCCACGCTACGGGTTCGGCATTTGCTGGCGCTGGAGGGGCGGTGCGATACAGAAGCACATCACCCATCTCTTTTCTGGATGCTGGCCATACATCTGCATCAGCGCCAGATTTGAGATAATCAAGATTGGACTGGTCGATAACGCACACAGCCTCCGCTTCGAGCGATGCCAGCGCAATACGCGCCAGGCGCTTTACAACCTCCGGGGGAGCAGCTCGGTCGTTTAGATAATCCCACTTTTCTGTGATTTTATTCCCCGCCATGCCGTGGCATTTCCGGTCATTCTCCAGCTCATCATTCAGGTCGTCTACAGCCTCGATAATCCCGGTTAACTGCTCTTTGGTGAATTCTTTGGTAATAGTGCTCATGGGCTTTCCTTCAGCCATCTCTTCATCGGTTTCCCATAAAACGCGCGCCTGACCTTCGCAGACCTGAATGACACCGCCACGTCCGCAAGAATTGCACTCAACGGCATCGTCATCCCACAAACCGGCATTATTTCCGCGAGCAGTTTTGACCGTGTGTGATCTGTTGCCGCAATGGCATTTGTTGAGCCAGCCAATGGTTAAAGTTTTCATGATGCATCTCCTTTACCGGCTGCGGCGGGTGCGTCGATGCCAGCAGCAGACAAAGCGATTCGGAACGCTTCCTTCAAATCTGCAATCTGCTTGTCTTTGGCTTCCAGCTCATCCAGCAGCGCCAGCACGGTGGCGGGGTTGGCAGCAGCGATGAATACTGAATCAACCTTGAGGCAATGTTGCGCTACCGCTTTCACGCCAACCTTCACCTCATAGCCCCGCGCGCCTTTGTGTGGGTGGTATGATTCCCAGCGACCCCATGAGGATTTATTTGCTGCATCTGCCGCTTCACGTAATGCGCGTTTGTCGATGTTGCTCATTGGGCGGCCTCCTCGCAGACGTGCATTTCAGGCTCATCAGCCTTGTAGTAACCACCACAGATTTTGCAGGGAACTACCGGAACTTCATCGTAATTTGAGGTTCCAGTAATCATGATTTTTCTCCATGACGCTGCGCGGCGATAGCTTTGTGCTCGTCGATAATTTCCACGACTTCTGCATGGACCAATCCTTCAAGAGAGATAACACCTGTGTCGCTTATACCCGCCAGGCTGATCAGTTCTACAAGACGCCGCGCTTTCTTCACGCTAATTTCCGGCGCTATCACGCTGCGGGTAACTTTCTTCTTACCCTTTGCGGCAGCTGAAGCTTTATCCTTCTGAAGAACCTCACCGGCCTTTTCGCCGAACTCTTTTACACGATCAACTGCCACATCTACGGACACGGTCCCGGATTTAACTTCTTTCTGAACGTCATGGTTAGCTGTGCTAAGAAGCAGAAGCTTTTCGACAGTAGGAACAGACTTGTTGACTAGTTTTGCGATCTCGCTGGTGGCCTGGTTGAAAGCGTTATGCAACTCCTGAATAACTGCAGCCTGTTCCATGTCGGAGAGCGGCAGCTGGTTGTTACTGGTCATGATGCGCGCCAGGCGCTGAACATCGTTACCGTTGAACGGCATGATGTGAATGCGGTCCACTGGCTTGCCAGCTTCAGCGCAGCGCGCATAGCAGCGGCGACGGCGGTGACCTTCTACAACCCATACGCCACCTTCATCACGCGCGATAACTTCCAGCGGTGGAACTGATCCGCCGTTCATCAGATAGTTGAACAGGTCATCATCAGCCTGGCGGGTGCGTTCATCATCTTCACGCTTGTTGAAACCTTCACGAACGTGGATATCGGAAAGAGCGATAAACATCCCGGTATCGGTGCGTTTAATAACCCCGGACTTGGTCATTTGCTTGAATGAGTTAGACATCAGAGAGCAACCTCGTTATTCAGGGAAATGACTATTGGAGACAGCTCACGCAATTCTCGCTGCGCTTCCAGCAGGTGCATGTTGGTAGGCGTTTTGGTGTGGCGCTCTTCTATGCGGTCGCACTCTTTGGCCCAACTGGCAACATCCTCACGCAGGGTGGCGTTCTGCTCGGCCAGTTCCTTACGCTGCGCCAAAGCTTCACAAAGCGCGACGCTGGTAACATCAAGGCGTGTAGCCAGTTCGTTAACCATCCAGCCGTAAGCGGCAGGGAGGAGAGGGGCTGCCTTACGAGCTGCGTCGATAAGCTGCTCTCTGGTCATGCGTGGTTGTAGCTCGGTGACGTTCTGTGTGTTCGTCATGGATAGTTTCTCCGTGTTATAAGCGCTCTGCACAGCGCTGAATTTTGGTTGCACGAATCCCTCGCCGGGTGGCGACAAAAAATAAATGGTTTTCGTTTGAGTAACACCCAACCAGGGCACTTAGTGAAACGGGCGGCTGCCACCGCCAGTTAGCTTCTCCACAATTGGGAGCGCGTTCCCCTGAGGTTGATTTAACGACTGAGGCCTCTCAAGGAACTGGCCGAACGCGCTTTCAGTTGTGTAAAAGGGGCGGTCGACATTAAGGACATTCACAACTGCCGGCCGCCAAGACTACACACAGAAATGAAAACGTTGCCTGTCTTTTCACCACATCAGGCTCGGTGGTATTCTTGGAGTTCTCACACAGCCAAGAAGATAAACCTATGAATAACGATATTATTGGGTTAAGACTCACTGCTATTGAAGCTGCGATTAAGACCATTTCAGCTGCAATATGTGCTAATGAGGGCCCACTATCAGATGACCTGCATAACCAAATAAAATTATTGCGCGATCAACTCTCAAGCCCAGAAAACACTGTTAAACAGGAAGCCATCACCTATCAGACCATTAAGCTTCTTGATTCTCTTAATTGCGACCCGTGGGATCCGTTTTAAAAAACTTCTCATTGAAGGCCGCCATTTTAGATTTTGAACGAGCCCTTCGTTCGGAATGAAGGGTAAGTTGCATGTCCGATAGAGCGCTAAAAACGGCAGCATTGAACGCCAGAAACTCCGATTCATCACTGCACTCAGCAGTAATTTGCCCATTAACAACCAACTCTATCTTCATTTCTGATGCCCACAATGTTCGCTGCTGATGGATTTAATATTAGACATCTTACATTTTCAGTCAAGTTAAATTTGTAAGTTTACTTACTATTATTTTTTGAGCACTAAAAAGCCCGCGCGAAAGGCGGGCTTGTAAGGGGCGGGCTTGGTCTAAAGATCAATGATTATTTGCTTAACTATACCAATTAGATTGGTTTCTTGATTCACCTCAATGGGTTTGAACGCCGGATTTAGTGGAATCAGGTACGAAAAAGGGGGATCTATCGCTAATTTTTTTAAGGTTGCCTCACCGCCAGAAACCGTTTGAGCCACGACAATTTTACCGTTTGCTTCATCCACGAAGCCGAACTCGGGCTCAACAATTACAATAGAACCTTCAGGAATACTCAACTCCTTACTGGAAGTCATTGAATCCCCTTTAACCCTCAAAGCAAAAGCTGAATCGGAAAGCTTGCGAGTCGTTTTAACTTGCTCATTGCTTGGATTGCCAATTACTTCAGTCCAATTGCCGGCTTGTACCCAGGATATCAGAGGGACCTCTCTGGCAGACATTAAGTTGATGTTAATGCCATTTTCGATATCACCTGAACCAAAAACCAACCACTCCGGAGAGCACTGAAGACACTTACACACCAGTATCAAGTTTTCACCAGAAAGTTTAGTTAAATCACTTTCCCACTGGGTCACAGCAGACGCGCTTACTCCGGCCCACTCAGCGACATCGCGCTGGGTAAGTTTTTTCTGCTTTCTTCTGAATCTCAGTCTGCTGCCAACGGTATCCATATAATCTCCTCGGAATGCACGTTAGCAATCTTACATTTTATTGACGTAAGTATGCTGTCCATATACGATGTAAGAATGCTAACTAATGAGGGTTCAAACCATGCATAAAGGGACAGTCGTCGACTACTACGGCGGCATTTCTAAAACCGCAGTTGCCTTAGGGGTAACTCACAGTGCCGTATGTCAATGGGGAGAGGTCATTCCAGAAAAACAGGCTCTTTACATCGAAAGAATTACAAACGGGAAGCTGAAATACGACGCCTCTCTCTACAGCAAATTTAACAATTCTCAACACAAGCAGTAACCACAGAAAAGAGGATATGGCCGTGGGTATAGAACCTGAATGGAAAGTTGAGAAGCAGCCCGCCTGGCTGGTGGCCGCAATCAGGAAGACGATTGCCGCGTTGCCAGGAGGATACGCTGAAGCGGCGGAAATTCTGGACGAAACCCAGAATTCACTCTTTAACCGCCTTCGTGCTGGTGGCGACCAGATCTTTCCAATGGGCTGGGCAATGGTGCTTCAGAGAGCTGCTGGCGTAAGTTACATCGCTGACGCGTACTCTCGTGAAACTGATAACGGAATACACGTTCCCGGCGCCGTGCCTGATGATGAAAACGAAGAGATTGGCCTGAAGCTGGCCGAGCTGGTGGGGAGGCTTGGTGAGCTGGTTAATGCTTACCGTCATTACATTGAAGATGGTGTAGTTGACCGGAGCGAGTGGCAAAGTCTTAACGATATCGCATATCAGTTCAGGGTCACTCTCATGACGTTCCTGAACCTTATTTCCCGTGTTTATTGCCTCCCAGAAATGGGTGAGGCCCGCGAGTGTGCAGCTCCGGGCCCCTTGGCGTGTCGTATCAGTGGAGAAACTAACGCATGAACAGTGTAACGGCAAACAACCGTCTCCCGCAACTACGTGGTATTCCCGTTGTTGGAACCTCGTCGTTTCGGTATGAGCGGATGGTATCAGGCCGCTGGGTTCCATGTAACCACAGTAGGGCTATGGCGATTGTGGGCGTCTGGCGTCGGAAGGGGAGGGCGCTATGCGAGAACTTAACCGGAGATTCAAAGACCACTACGGCGTCCCGTTCCGCGTCATCAGATGGGAGCCAGAGACTCGACGCGTTATATACCTTCGCGAAGGGTACGATCATGAGTTCTTCAGCCCTCTTGAGCAATTCCAGCGTAAATTTACAGAGTTAAAGGACGACCATGAGCACTAAATTAACCGGTTACGTTTGGGACGCTTGTGCCGCTTCTGGCATGAAGCTGTCCAGCGTTGCCATCATGGCGCGTCTGGCTGACTTCAGCAGTGATGAGGGTGTTAGCTGGCCTTCTATCGCCACTATCGCACGTCAGATTGGGGCTGGTGAGAGCACAGTTCGCACGGCTATAAGCCAGCTTGAGAAAGATGGTTGGCTGACCCGCCAGCAGCGCCGTAAGGGTAACCGTAACGCCTCCAACGTTTATCAACTTAACGTTACAAAGCTCCGTGATTCTGCCTTTTCTCACCTGTCAGAATCTGACGCGTCAAAATATGACGCATCAAAATCCGACCCGTCAAAATTTGATGCGTCGAAAAACAGCAATAACGGCAGTTTTCACCCGTCAGAATCTGGTGGGGATCCGTCAGTAAAATCAACTACTGATCCATCAGATAAAAAACCTTCTTGTCAGGTTGCCCAGCAACCCGACGATGAGAGTGGTGGCAAGAAGCCTGATCCTGAAGTTTTGCTGACTGACAATTCAAAATCGGTACTGAAACATCTCAACCAGGTCAGCGGTTCGCGTTTCCAGAATTGCTCTGCGTCACTGGACAACATCCGCGCAAGACTTCGCGAAGGTTTCACTCCTGATGAGCTCATGCTGGTAATCGACTACAAGCACGAGCACTGGAAAGGCTTGAAGGATTACCAGTACATGCGGCCTAAAACTCTGTTTATCCCCGGCAACTTTCCTGGTTATCTCCAGGTAGCTACACGTTGGGAAAAGAGCGGTAAACCAGCTCGCGACAAATGGGATGAGCTTCGCGCCAAGAAGAGTACCGGCGTGTTTGTCGAGTCATTCCAGGACAAAAAGTATGAAGTCCCTTCTAACTCAGGTTTTCGTGTATCTGGAGGTCCTCAATGAGCCTGATGAAAGAACTTGAGATGTTCATTGCCGCTAACCCTGGGTTAACCAGCCGCGATATCGCTGAGCAGTTTGCTGATTTCAATGTCGAGTCTGTCCAGCGCGCTGTATGCCGCCTTCACGACCTGAACTTCCTTACCCGCGAGTTTAAGGGGAAAGAGTGCCGGTACTACGCTGTGAATTCCGAAGTTGTAGCCAGCGCAAACAAGCAGCCAGTGGATAAGGGTCTTGATGAGCTGGTGAAACGTGCGGAGGAACTTCAGAACGGTGGACTTTATCGCCGCGCCGCAACCCTCTGGATGGATATTTTCAAACGTTCAAAGGTAATGACGCTGCGGGAACGCAGCCTGAAGCAGCGCCAGCAGTGCCTGAGAAAGGTTAAGCAAGCGAAGAGCCAGAGTGAATGGTATCTGGCTGGCCAGTTTAACGGGGGGGCACTGATGAAATACTCACTGATTTACGCTGATCCTGCCTGGGAATACGGGAACACTATCAGCAACGGTGCAGCCACTAACCACTACGGCACGATGAAACTCATCGACATGAAGCGTCTTCCTGTCTGGGAACTGGCCGCTGATGATGCTGTTCTGGCCATGTGGTTCACCGGCACACACACCCGCGAGGCTATTGAACTGGCTGAAGCATGGGGCTTTAAGGTCCGCACTATGAAGGGCTTTACCTGGGTGAAGTTTAACCCGCTGGCAGAGCAGCACATCAACAAAGCGCTTCAGGCTGGTGGAGTTGAGGACTTTTACGACTTCCTCGACCTGCTGAACACGCAGACCCGCATGAACGGCGGCAACTACACCCGAGCCAATACCGAAGACATGTTGATCGCCACCAGGGGGAATGGGCTCGAACGTCAGTGTGCCAGCATCAAGCAGGTTATCTACAGCCCTCTCGGTGAGCACAGCCAAAAACCAGCCGAGGCGCGTTTCCGTCTGGAAAAACTTTACGGTGACGTTCCGCGCATTGAACTCTTCAGCCGCAGCGGTGCGCCAGGCTGGGACCACTGGGGAAATCAGGCTGAGCGGCCAGCCGTTCATTTGTTACCGGGTGTTGTCTGCGCCATCGACTGGGCTAAAGGGGAGGTTGCATGAAGAAGCTTTCTGTCGAGGAAAACAATGCTGTACGTGACGTTGCCCGTCAATGCTCAGATGCCATTAAGAAAGCCCTGAAGAAAAAGCCTAAGCCAAGCTGGAACGAGGCTGTACCTCCGATCCTGAAGGAGTACCACGAGAAGGTTAAACCGATGGGCGTAAGCCTGGTGATGTTCAACAGCGTTATCGGGCGCCTGAACGGGCGCTATGGAGTCGAGTCGTGATCGAATTAACGTCGCGTCAGAGTGAAGTGCTAGACGCCATAGTGCTCTACAAGGACAGAACGGGATTCCCGCCGACGATGCTGGAGCTTGCCGGGTTAATCGGCTGCGCATCACCAAACGCTGCTGCAGAGCATGTGAAGGCGCTTAAGAAAAAAGGTTATATCTCCGTTGCTCCTGGCGCTGCCAGGGGCATTACCGTCGTCAAAACAGAACTGGATGCTGATCCGGTAGCGATCATTAAAGGTCTGTTATCCGGTGGAGACAAGGCAAGAGTTAACGCTGTTGAATGGCTGAAAAAACAGGGAGTGACTGTATGAAACTGGTGCTCCCGTTCCCTCCGAGCGTAAACACCTACTGGCGAGCCCCCAATAAGGGGCCGTTGGCAGGACGCCATCTCATCAGTGCTGCTGGCCGCAAATATCAGAGCGCTGCTTGCGCTGCGATTATTGAACAATTACGCCGCCTGCCTAAACCAACCACAGCGCCAGCGGCGGTTGAGATCATTCTCTATCCACCAGATGCCCGCCGCCGCGATATCGACAATTACAACAAGGCGCTTTTTGATGCACTGACACATGCAGGCGTCTGGGAGGATGACAGTCAGGTTAAACGAATGCTGGTGGAGTGGGCACCGCAGGTACCTGGCGGGAAGGTTGAAATAACGATCGCCAGCTATGTCGAAAATGGTAGGCAAAATAGCAATGCATTGGTACGCGCATGAGTGTTAGATTAAAAAGTGTCAGCGAAGCGGGAGTGCAGACCCGCGCGCACTACAACAAGTGGAGAAACATATGAATCAGTTATTCGTAATTGATGGAGTTTCCGTACGCCGTGATTTTGATGGTCGTTACTGCCTGAATGATTTGCATCGTGCGGCGGGAGGTGAAAAACGTCACCAGCCTTCCAACTGGTCCTGTCTTACCCAAACGCAAGAACTCATCGCTGAAATTTCGAGCGCTCCTGGAATTACAGGAGCGGCCCCGTTGGTCACCCTTACTGGTGGTGTTAACCAGGGGACATTCGTCTGCAAGGAGTTGGTTTATTCCTATGCAATGTGGATCAGCCCGAAATTTAACCTCAAAGTCATCAGAACGTTCGATGCCGTACAGAACCCTGCATCCAATGCGCCGACATCCGACAAAATTCAGGCTGGCGTGATCCTGCTTGAATCGGCGGCGAAAATGCTGAACCTCTCAAACTCTTCAAGGCTCGGTGCTTATCAAAAACTCCAGCAGGTAGCGGGTCTTCCAGATCTGATGCCGCATTACGCGATCGATGCACCTGCTGGTGCGCAGGATGGGTCCAGCCGTCCCACACAATCACTCAGCGCTCTGCTTAAAGCAAAAAACATCCGCATCACCGCCAATCAGGTTTATCACATGATGTCCCGCTTTGGGATTGTGGAACAAAAAGAGCGAAACAGTCGGTCTGGAGTGAATGGTGTTAAAAAGTTCTGGTCACTTACTGCCAAAGGCTGCATGTATGGCAAGAACATCACCAGTCCTGCGAACCCGCGAGAAACTCAGCCTCATTTCTTTGAGTCGAAGTTTGCGGAGCTTCTTAAAATAATCGACATCGTAGCCTGAGGTAACAGTGAGAGCATTACTGACACCTGAAGTTGCGCCAATGTCCGGGGTGGTACTGTTCCGCCCAGGAAACGAGTTGCTGTGGTTATTTCGTCGTGGCCGGGTAGTTATTGAAACACCATCCGAAGCAATCCAGCATCTGCCATCTGGTCTTATTCCGGAAGCGCACCAGCCACTGACAGATGATGTCAGCATGCAGCCGCTTTTCATGAATGAGAGGGTTATTCAGCGTGCTGGTGGACTGAGCAGCCTTGATGCCTGGCTGGAACGTAAATTCGAATGTCAGTGGCCCCACAATGAATGGCACTCAAAGGACTTTACGGTGATGCGTCACCCCCCCGGAAGCATTCGCCTTTGTTGGGGCTGTGATAACCAGTTGCGTGAACAAACCACTGAAAGACTGGCAGGAATTGCCATGCAGAACCTGGTAAAATGGCTACTCGAAAGGGTGAATATTATGCTGGGCTTTAGCGCAGAGCACACCCTGACGCTTCCGGAGTTCTGCTGGTGGATGGTACGCAACGATCTGGCTGACCTTATTCCTGAATCAGTGGCGAGCAAAGCCCTCAGGATTAAGCCTGACTCGCACAGTTCCGTAATGCGGGAAAGCGACATTGTTCCGTCGTTACCGGCGACTGAAATCCTCCAGGAGAAAGTGAAGAAGGTTGTCTCCGTTAAGGTAGACCCTGAGTCACCGGAATCTTTCATGCTGAGGCCAAAGCGCCGCCGCTGGGAGAACGAGAAGTACACCCGCTGGGTGAAGTCGCAGCAGTGCAGTTGCTGCAATAACCAGGCAGACGACCCCCACCACCTGATAGGTCACGGGCAGGGCGGAATGGGTACCAAGGCGCATGACCTTTTTGTGATACCGCTGTGCAGAGCGCATCACGACGAGTTACACGCTGATCCTGTGGCATTTGAAGCGAAATACGGCGACCAGTTAACGCTGCTGTTTCGGTTTTTAGATAGTGCGCTGGCAATCGGCGTATTAGCATGAAAAGTGGAGAAAACATGCGTGACATTCAGAAGGTATTAGAGTGTTGGGGAGGTTGGGCCGCGAGCGATAGTTCTGGTGTGGATTACTCACCAATCGCAGCTGGTTTCAAAGGGCTTCTTCCTCAAACAAGTAAATCCCGCCTTTCTTGCACTGACGATGACGCCCTGATTATAGAAGGGTGTTTGGCTCGGCTTCAAAAACGAAAACCATATGAGCATTCGCTCTTGGTTGCTCATTATCTATATGGCATCTCAAAACGGAAAATCGCGAAAGCGAGAAAGAAGGATGAGAAGCTAATACGCATAGAGATCCAGATGGCAGAAGGGTTTATTGACGGTTGCCTTAGCATGCTCGATATACGTTTAGAATGTGAGTAGATACAACAACGGCTCTTTGAGAGCCGTTGCTTTTAGAAACTGTTTTTTATAACCGAACCTGTGGTGCAACTTAAAAAGTTACTGTAGCCATTTACCCCGTTATTACTGACTTTTTGAGCAGTAGAAGGGGTACTTGCTGGCTTAGGCGCAGCAGTATTTATATGCCTATTCGTATAGACTACAAAGTTTCCTGTAGATGATTTGTTATCCATGTCGAGCCCACCCTTCTGAGATAAGGTTATGATTTATGCCGAACTGACCTGGGGCGCCTGGAGCTTGAAAACGCTGTAACATCCCCTCAGTGCGGAATTGATATGAAAACGTATCTGGAGCCTCTAAAATGCTCCTGACAGATACGTATGATGCTTGGTTCACTGTTCCTAAGATAGCATTTAGGTCAAAAGGTTCACCCAGATGCATCTCAGTTTTGAAATCTTCATAAATTGCTTTAATCAGGCCGTAAAGATGCTCATCTGGTTTTTCCACAGTAAGGCCCAGATCGTTTACTGCCTCGATTCTATTTATAGTGTAGTCATGGCTACCAGAATCACTACAAAGGAAACTTACAATTTTCTCAATACTTTCACTATCAGTGAGTTGATGAGAAAGTAGTTTTCTTGCGAGCATTTGAATCTGCGCTTTAGCTCGATAGACTTTACCAAGCACCAGTGGGTGAACCTTTTCACTTAATGCAAGGAGGATCTTTGCAAGTGAGGCGTCATCTTTGATACTCAAATCATGCTTAACTACTTCAAGATAACCATTGATTTCTTCAACGCTGACTGGAAGTTGAAGTTGCTGCCCATTGATAATGGTCGAAGGGTTAAGTGGTGTGTTCACACTCGGATCGATTGGCCCCAGGGTTGCCTGCTTAGTCATAACCAAGTTGTTAGCACCAAGACACATTATCGTCCCAGAACTATGACATTTGGATGGGATTATGATTTCGAGCTCTTTGCAAAACTGACGAAGCAGGTTTACAAGGCTCCATGCTGTCAAAGTATCCCCGCCTCGTGTGTAAAGCACAAGACTAATTTTTTGAACATCACCGATCACATCTAAATGATTGACGAACAAATCGAATACATCAGCACTGATTTGAGCTTCTTGGTTTGGTCTGTCACCTGTGACATAGCATAATACTTTTGAATTACGTGCTTGTTCCAGTTGCGCGTACAGAGCTTTACGCTGCTCAAACATTCAGATGTCCTTATGTTAAGAATTTTCAAACCAAGAGGTAACGTTCATTCAAAACTTACCACACAAGTGTATAGATGCTATCGGCAAAAAAAGCACATAAATTAGCGCATTTACGAAATTCATTGAGAATTTGCAATCGCACAGTGTGGATAACTTGTGTGCAAAGTGGCGTTGATTTTACTCATTCGCTTTAAAAAAACCATCGTTTTCCTCACGCGGTCCGCATTTTATGTATTACTGTGTTAAGAGTGGTTTCTACGCCACGGACTTAAAACGATTCCTAAACCTCGCCTCACCGGGGTTTTGTCATTTTTAGAGGCTGCCCACGGGCGGCCTTTTTTGTTTCCCCTCGTTCTGAGAGGACTCACGGCAATAAGAGGGGGCTAAATGTCCGATCCTGTTTCTGGCACTACGATAGCAGCTGGTGGTCTGATGGGGGCCAGCATGTTCGGCCTGGCAACCGGCATAGATTACGGTGTGGTGTTTGGCGCATTCGCTGGTGCGGTGTTCTACGTCGCCACGGCGGTTAATATCAGTCGCCTTAAGCTGGTGGGCTACTTCATCACCTCATTCATCTTCGGCGTTATCGGCGCTCCACTGCTTGGCTCTTACTTCTCCAAATGGACGGGGTATAGCGACAGGCCACTTGATGCGCTTGGCGCGGTAATCGTAGCCGCTATTGCTATTAAGCTGCTGACGTTCGTCAACAGTCAGGATTTGGGTAGCCTGTTTGGAATTCTCTCGCGTTTACGTGGTGGAGGGGCCAGCAATGGTAACAAGTGATCCGAGTGCGATGGCAAACGCAATTATCTCTGCTGTGATCGTTATTGCACTGATGTTCTACCAGCGCGGCGGGGCGAGACATCGCCCTCTGATATCGCTGATGGCTTATTTCACGGTGCTGGTATACGCCAGCGTCCCTTTCCGTTACCTGTTCGGCCTGTACCATGAATCGCACTGGTTCGTGGTGCTGGTGAACGTCCTGATATGCGCCGCCGTTCTATGGGCTCGGGGAAACGTTGCGCGCCTGGTTGACGCACTGAGGCACTAATGAACCAATCACAATTTCAAAAGGCGGCTGGGCTAAGCGCCGAGTTAGCTGCGCGCTGGTTTCGGCCGGTGAGTGAGGCGATGAAAGAGTTCGGCATCACCAATCCGGTTGACCAGGCGATGTTTATTGCTCAGGCAGGGCACGAATCAGCTGGCTTCACTCTGCTGGTGGAAAGCTTCAACTACCGCATTGCAGCACTTGTTAACTTCATTCGTGCAGGACGTCTCACAGCAGACCAGGCAAACACGCTTGGCCGCCGTCCTGAAGAGCGGACATTACCGATTGAGCGCCAGCGCGCCATTGCGAACCTGGTATACAGCAAACGCATGGGGAACAACGCACCCGGTGACGGCTGGTTATACCGTGGGCGTGGACTTATCCAGATTACCGGCCTCAATAACTACCGTGATTGCGGGAACGGACTGAAGGTTGATTTGGTTAAGCAGCCTGAGCTGTTGGCCGAAGACGTTTATGCAGCCAGAAGCGCGGCGTGGTTCTTCGTTACAAAGGGATGTCTGAACTATTCAGATAACCTGCTGCAGGTGACGAAGATTATCAACGGCGGAACGAACGGCCTGGAAGATCGCCGTGCTCGTTTCGGAAAAGCAAAAACCGTACTGGTGTGAGGTTGAGATGGGGCTTGAAACAATCATTGGCATTGCTGCACTGGTCATGGCTGCCATCGCTGGTGCTTTTGGTATTGGCCATTCTCGCGGCACCAGCAAAGCAGAAGCGAAAGCTGATCAGCAGCGCACCGAAGAGAAAGCCGCTGCCACTGAAGCAGTAGCCGAACGCCGGGTAGAAGCAACGAAAGAGGCCAGCAATGTACAGCAAACTGTTAACCACATGCCTGATGACGATGTTGATCGCGAGTTGCGTGACACGTGGAAGCGTCCCGGTGGTGGTTGATACCGCCTGTGACTGGGTAAAGCCAATCTACCTGACTGAACACGACATTGACGTTATGGACCGCCAGACGAAGAAAGACATCCTGGCTCATAACAAATTATCGAAGGCAAACTGCCTTACGAATGAAAGCTATGTAGCGAAGTAGAATTTTTAGTATCGATGGGGATTTTAATGAACGTGTTATCTAACGAAACAGTGAGGATGGTATTCAATCTCGGCATTGCTTCTCTCGAAAAAGAAGAGGATTTAATAATAAGCAAGCAAATTATTGTTGCTGCGTTTGCTGAGATTATTGAATCTCGAAAAAATTGCCAGCCAACTCTGTACGAGAAACTTTTGGCTGATAGTAATGGCAGGATAAAATGGGAGACTCCTCAAGATCTTGGTAGGTCTGTGTGAACAAAGCTTCAAAATTGATATGCTAATCCCATTGAGTCCTACATGATGGTGAGGAGCATTTGTAAATGCAGAACGTTCATGGCTTATCGCTGATTACAACATTGGTTAACCTCAGACTCAGGGGTAAACCTGTATCAATCGGGACAGGTTTCTTTTACAAAAATGAAAAAGGCTTTATCTTTTTGGCAACAAATTACCATGTCATTACAGGTATTAGTCCATCAGATAAAGCTTCAAAAGCCGTACACGGTGATGAGATCGTAATACAGTTAAGAGACAAAGAGGGGAAGGCATACGATCAACACATCCCGTTATTTATCTCTAATTCCAATAATTGGCTCGAACACCCAACTGATGGTGAAGCGGATATTGTTTTAATTCCTCTCCCATCTAAACTTTTGGAAAATGCTGACTTCGCTTATATCAGCAAAGAAACTACTTTAAATGACGTTTCATTACATCCATCTTTTCCTGTAGTTATGATTGGTTATCCACATGGATACAGAGATTCTGTAAACAATCTCCCCATTTGGAAAACAGGTAGCTTAGCAAGCGAGCCAGAGTACGATTTTGATGGTAAGAAAGTTATTGTCGTTGATATTTCTGCTTTCCCTGGGATGTCTGGGTCACCAGCGATCTATGTGTCTCACAACGGTTATGCCAACAAGAAAGGGGACGTTTTCGTGGGGGGTGGTATGGCTGTTCATTTTTTAGGCATTTATGCAAGTATGCAAATGCTTAACAGTGATCTGTACCTCGAGCAAGTACAGAATCAGTCAAGTTACAAAGTATCACATAGCGAATCTTTACAGCTTGGACATGTCTGGAAGGCTCAATTATTAGAGGAAATTGCAGATTCTTTTGATCCAGAGACTTACTTTAGACATTTTAAGAGGAAGGTAATAATGCCAGCTGTTCAGCCTTCATTTATAACTAAATTTTAA